TCGGAAACTTCAAGTAGTTGGGGATCGCCTTCTTTGAGTAATTCTAAAGTCATAGCTCGTCTCCTGAAAAAATATTAGACCAGGTTCTCAGTCGTTCCAATTTGGCAGCCTTTGAGATAGCCAACTGTTCAGCACTAATGATGTCGCGGTCAATTAATAGGTCTACCATACATAGCAAGTCACCCAACTCATTGGCTAGTAATTCGCGATTAGAGGGTCCTGTAAAATCGGAATCCAATCCAAATCTCAACGATTTAGTTACAATCTGCGTTACTTCAGCACATTCTTCTGCGGTGATAACTAGAATTTCTTCGGTAGGGGTCATCGGGTTGATTCCTTTAATAAATTCATATGCACAACAACTAACTGTGCGTAAGCAAGAGCATGGCTTTTCTTGAAGCTGTAGCCAGTTGAATCTTTTTCCCATACCGTTTCGTTGATCTCTTTCCAAGGTCTACCTAACAGATGCCGCTTTGCAGGTCTGATCGCTGCTAGGAACATTGCTAGTCTAGGGATAGAGTCAATGGGTTCTGGCATTCTACTAACAGAATCAGCCTGATTGCCGAGGTGAATCAACTCTAGAACAATGCTACGCTTCTTCAGCATAGTCCAATCTGGTTCCTGCATCAATCGTTCAAGATGTGCTTCATCCTTGACTAACGAGTAAACGAATACATTCAGCAAGTCTATCTTGAAATACCCACGGGTCTCTGCCTCAGCATAATCAATCGCTGCCATATCCATCACAGGATCATAGGGAATATCCGTAATGTAGAACCCAGATGGATGTCTGCGAATGGGATTCACATTACGCATAGATGCGTGGACATGCTTGATAAGATTAAGCACCTTATCCCGATCACCTACGTCAATGTCAACATCTGCATCTAAGTTCATTTATTTGCCAATATAAACCAAATAAGTTTAGATTCTTCTTCTTCAGTAAGATCAATGTGAACTTTGTATACCAACGGTCCTTCGGTAGTCACGTGCAATCCATGTGTCCACCACCGAGTACCCTCTATGCTTACGTTTTCAGTTAACCAAGTTTCAACAGTTTTCCGTTGCTGAGGAGGAAACTCATAAATCTTAGTCATTTGAGGTGAGTGAACCCTGCTTTGTATAGCTTTTGATAGCCGCGTTGAACGATGATAGCTTGTCGTTCAGCATCTTCTACTGCTTTGTGAGTCGTGACATGCCCATCATCTTTGAGACTGACTCCAGTCATGTCATAGAGGGTGCGAGTATCCCGAACATTCCAAAACCGCCAAGGAGTATTTATACCAAGTTGACGGAACGAAGACTCAGCAATCATGATGTCAAAGATAGCACCATGCGACCATACTGCACCGCGATTCCAGCAGAACTTAGCGAGTTGCTCCATGCATTCCTTGAATGGAATACGATCACGATCACCCATTGCTTCTTCAATCGCTTCCGGACTTTGATTACTCCACCAACTCAGCGTATCATCGCTGATAGTGCGACCGTAAACATCAGTCTGTTCATCAATCGTTGGGCGAAGTTCTAGCCGCTCTACAACACCTTGTCCCTTAGGATCAAAGATTACAGCCCCGATAGTGAGAATCACTGTGTCAGGAGAGGTGTCAAGCGTCTCCATATCAATCATTACATGGTTCATCATCAGTTCATTTCCATTTCAATAAAAAGATTAGATATTTCTGTTCGTCAACGATGTCATACCTGTCCGTGATGTTTCCGTTGACAAATCCCATTCTGATACCATATTTGGATTCAATGTAGTCACTGAACATGTAGGGATTATTTGTAAGTACCGCGACATACTGATTATCAGTATGTCCCAGTGATGCCAGATATTCAGCACGAATGTCTCTAAGTGCTTCCCAGTAATCCCACCGTTCTTTACGGAACTTGATGTCCGGATCGTCAGGATCAATGTCTCCACCAAACTCTTTGCCAACTTTTACCATTGTGTAAATATATCAACCTTTTAACTGTATGTCAAGCTTTTTCATAGGTATTTCAATCTAAAAAGTATCTCTTCTTCCGGAGTCTCAAATTCTAGATAACTCTCAATTGAATGGTGGTGAGGATTGATGCCGGTATGCAAAGAATAAGTTCCTGGATAAGTTTCTTTAAATCTATGCATATATTCTTCCGGCATAATTAAGAATCCATTCAATAGCATGAAAGGATCATAGAACTTACCCCAACCATTGACCTCACTAGCCCAGACCATTTAAGTCGTCACTCACATAACTTCCAGAAAACATAAGTTTTCTCATCTATCATGATGTATAATGATGCTTTGAACCACGGTCCGTTAGGGCTAGGGGTACCGTAGAGTTCTCTGCACCACTGCTCCATCTTAGAAATTCTTCCTCCTATACCATCAGGTGGTTGTATTCTAACAAACATCTTTTCTACCCAAACATCCTTTTCCCAAAACATCTTTTTGACTTTATGGGGAAGTTCTTCTTCTATCATGCTAGCCCCATGTAAGATTGAACCATATGTAATCTCTTTCGTATCTGAATTTTACTCTCGTGCCCTGTGGCGTCACGTTCCATCTACAGTGTCGTTCACATTTATCTATGTTGGCGTATAGCCAAGTTATAACTTCATCGTGTTTTTCTTGTATAGCGATCCAGTTAACATGGCCTAGATAGTTGACCCTTACCTCATGCCAACCTGGAGTAGTTTCAAGCCAACCTCGCTCACCGTCATAATGTTGTACATGCATTACTCACCCAATCGGTACATAAGTAATTCGCGCACACTCACCCAAATGAAATAAGGAGGATCGCCGTCCGGAAGCTGCAAGAACATCCCATACTTCCACTGCGCCCTGTAACAAGGCTTCAGCCACAACAGTTTATTGGATAAGTAACATCTCTTAGGAAGCCACGGTATACATTTTTTAAATTTGTGGAATTCACCAAACTGCGATCCTAACCTTATAGATTCTATAATAGTACCTACCATGTCAATATCCTGCTTGTGCCAATAGTTCTTTCACTTGAACGGCTACATTGCCATTTCGCTTGAAACGAATAGCCCACTGTTCAGGATTAATATATTCTATGATCATCTTCTGCTGAGACTCATCCAAATCTTCAATCAGCTTGATTCCACTCTCGCTCTGAAATAGCATCCAAGGACTGATCTTGCCAGAAGTGATCATGTAGCACAGTCTATTACGATTGGCATATCGTAGACAGTCTTTGCTCTTGATTCCTGCTTCTTTTGCTAGTTCAATCGTATTCTCAATACTACGAGCGATAGCGTCCAGTGGATCTTCAGATTTTAGATAGTCAATCAGAAACTTAGTGTAGTTCACATCACTGCACCAGCTATCAATCTTGATTTGATTTTTCAGAAGCCAGTCAGCGTATTGATTGACGTTCAAGCATTTGATGTTCACGCAATAATGACCAAACTTGACAAACGCGATGTAATATGCGCTCTTGCTAAAGTCTATGTACGTTCTTGGCTTTTTAGTTGTTGTATTCTTTTTATAGAAACTAAGCCAAGACTGGAATCCGATACGATTACCTGGCATGTCTCTATCCTGCCACCTACGCTTATGCTCGCATAGGTGATTCATCATAGTAGTTTCTTTTTGAAACTGCCTATTACAGAATTCACAACTGAATTCTGACTTAATTGCCACTGGCTTTTTCGTATTCTTCAATATCTTTGTCTGTAATAAGGTCACCTAACAACTCAATCTCATCAAATTTTAAATTAGAGAACTTGTCTGCAAGATACCTCTTGCGTTTATGGCTCTCAACATATGCTTCGCTAAGTAGATTAAGATCATCATCGCTTGTCTTAGCATAGATTTTCTTGTAGTAGTCCTTGATCTCTTTATGCTTCGGACTCTCTTTCAGCTTGCTTACCCTATCCCTGATGTGCGGAATCCACTGATGAAACTGCTTCCCAATTCCTGGACTCGCTGCACACAGCATCAACCATTGCAACTTAGGGTGCTTCTGAACATTCTCGTTGAACAGATACTTGTTTGCATGATAATCGGTACTTTGAAGATAGTATGACTGAACGTCTTTACTGGCTTTAACAGCACTGATCCAATGCAACATCATGAAAGGTACAAACTTCTTTTGCTGCTCCGCAGAGAGCCTATCATAATACGAATAGTCCTTCTTGTCTATAGCCGCTAAGGCTTCAAACAAGTCAAAGTCATGACCTGTAAACTTTTCGTCTGCTGATAGTTTCTCTTTAGCCATTCTTTTTATTTTCTGCTAACTCTTTTTCAATATCTTCTATCCCAGCTTCAATGATAACCCGACATGCAGAGGTTAATTCTTCTACAGCACGTTCTTTTCCAAACTGTGACATCATGAACTTTACTACTTCTTTATCAAATTCAATTAATTCAATCTTCATGCCCGTAACGCTTCCATAGAGACGATATGCTCAACTGCTTTGCCGATCTCTTCGCCATGATTTATGATAGTGAGCGATGCCCCGTCACATTCATCATAACGATCTAGCTTCGCGTGTTCAATAACCCATCCGCCAGAAGCAGGATACAACGTGAATCGGATACTAGTCTTAGCATTCGGTCTATTCCCTACTGATTCCACTGTATTAGTGTTATGATCATCTTCATACACATCTCGCGCCCAGCGAGCAATAATTTTCTTAAACCAATTCATTTTCTTTTCCTTTTTAAGTTGTGTTGTTTGTCGTAGTGTCCTACTAGATGTATGTGAGACCGCCGTAGAGCGCACTATTCCTATTCCAGATCCACGAGACACCTGCATATGCCCCTTGGGTTTTAGTACGAGTCTCTTGACCATCAATCTTCTCCCGCGATGCGCATAGAAAATTCGTAGCCTTTACCATCAGTTGACATCTCACCCAGGTCCTCAAGGTCTTCGCCGTTATACTGGATGTTAGTGACAAGTTCCCATCCATCAACATCAGACGTACAGATGGTCAACCTACTCACCTCAAAGGCATCAGTTTCTACTTCAAAGCTATAGAAAAGTCCCTTCTCATAGCTCTGACCAATAAAATATGATGTGCCAGCTTCTACTTTATCTTCCGGATAAATTTCATCACATTCGCTATTGGCTCCCATCCTAAGTAGATTAGGATAGTCTACGTTATCTAACAACACATTGTTGTCTGCATCAGTAACTGTGACAAAGGTATCATTGATGTCAGTACCAAACTCATGAGCAAGGTCATCACAATCATGCCATTCACCGGGAGGAAAAGGTTGCGACTCTACGGGAACTTCTTGCTCATTGTCCCATTCAGTAGCATAGTCTTCCAGATCAATATCATGCTCATCAAAATAATCATAAGAAGCCTGACTAACCCGACCACTTACGGCTTCGCCGCCTCGGCCGCCGATCTCAATCCTGTACTTCATCATCGTCCTCCTCTGCTAGTGTAACAAGTAATTCGCTGTTTGGAAACATTGTCCTGATTACCCCTACAATATCATATTCTTTATTGATACTTCGGAACTCATTGATTACTGATTCTTTAAGCATTTATCTCTCCTAAAACACTTGGCTATAGTCTACGATTTCACAATTACGACTGATCTCTTTTACGAAATACACGCATCTGGGCTCGGGGCCGTCATCAATAGGCACACATAAAAACTGACCGTTTCTCAATCTAGGTGCGTACCAAGTTAGATCCGAATAGATGTCTAATATTTCTATTGACAAAAATTTAGGAGAAGATGATGATAGGGGGTTGAATTCAAACGCATTGAATCCCCTATCATTGAGACTAGACAACGGTAATGTTTCTAGATCACCGTGTTCCTGCTCACCGATCAACACTTGCCAATCAACCGGCATCTTAATAGTCCTGTCTCCGATCCTGAGTACCAGAGCCGGAGAGGTAAAAGACTCTAGAAAGATCAACGGAATATAATAGTAGTCAACGTTTGAAGGTGTTGAATTGTCTAACACCGCAAACCTAAGGTCATCTACTTCATCAGGAAGATATTCTAGATTATATGCTGCATTCGTATCCAAATTAAGTATTTTCATGTTTTTATATTATCACTTGTGTCATAAAATGTCAACATATTAATAATCCAATTTCTCCAAAGTGAAGGGATAGTTAGCCTCTTTGTAGAAGGCCTTGCGTTGAGTCAGATGCCTTTTCGCAAACTTACATGTACTAGTCATGTCCCAGATCATGACTGCATCTTTGTCTTCAGCTTTTCTGATGCCGCGCCCAATGCTCTGAATAACACGTACAAAACTTTTGCCGGGTTCAATAAGCACTAGATTAAAGATACGAGGAATGTTGATACCAACAGCAGCAACTCCATAGGTAGCTACGATTATCTTGTTATCACTTGTCGCAATCTCATCATATTCTTCTTTACGCTCCGCTAATTTCGTTCCTCCGCTGACTAAAACAGCATTAGGAAGTCGTTTGACCAACTCTTTGCCTGCGTTGATACGATCAACTAGGATCAGGGTGTTACCAGACTCTGCAATCTTGGCGATCACCTGACCTAACTTATCCAATCTCTTCTCGTCCTCAAGCAAGTGCTTTAGTTCACTCTGATAATTAGCAAACTCCACGTTGTCTTTCAACTGTACGATGTTCACATGACAGTTAGCAAGCACGCCACGATCTTGTAGTTCACTAGCAGATAGCTTTCCAGTCACTGGTCCTAAAGATACTAGTAAGGATACACGGTCCATCTCTGCCTTAGGAATCGTGCCAGTCAGCCCCCAACGAATAGGAACATCAGATAAGACTCCTGTCAATAGCGTCTTCAGCACATCAGCTTTGGCCATATGTACTTCGTCAACAATGACACATCCGACGCCTTCAAAAAATGATTCTGCTAATTCAGGATCTCCGTCCTCTTCCTTTGCACTCTTCAATATATTGTTCAGTGATTGCCATGTACAGATTGTATGTGTTTTACCATACTCTTTACGGGGTCCAAAGTAGACGCCGACATCTAATCCTAGATTGATATAGTCTGCTTCTGTCTGCTCAACTAGAGAAGTATTAGGGACAATGACTAGTGAACGACCATATGGTTCAGCACACAGGGAAAGTGCAGCAGTCATGAGCGTCTTACCGGCTCCAGTCGCTACTTCCTGAAGCGATTGAGGGTTCTCTAGGAAATTATTGACTATCTCAATCTGATAGTCACGAAGCACCACTGGTTGTCCCTCACGTTCATGTCCTTTTGGCCAGCAGATATGAGAGAATGTGTCCGCGTTCACCTTATCAAACATTAGTTCAGGACGATCAATTCGCATGTCATCTAGTTCTATCTCATACCCCTGATCATACAGATAAAGAATTATCTCTTCTAGCAGATTGACATAAGTGCTTCCAGCAAGGGAAAAATAGCTGATCTTACCATTCCATCGCCCTAGCTTGACACTAGGAAGATACCTAGCACCTGGCTTCTCAAACTCAAACTTCTTCATCAGTGCCCGTCGGGTATCTAATTCTAATCCGTGAATTTTACAATTCACTTCATCTTTGATTTCTATCTTTGCTTCTCTCATCTAACGTCCACTGGGGTTGCGTCCTTTATAACTACTATTTTATTTACAGGCATGTTCGGAAAAGTGTAACTGGTCATTTGTAATAGTATGATGTTAGCATCCGATGGTAACTGGTTCATCATAGCATACGAAACGGGAATTATATTTTTATTGTCCAACATACGTTTTATGGTTGTAGAGGGGCCAGGCATGCCTCGTCCAAGCATTGCATGAGTACACCCTATCTCTTTCATCCAGTCAATAACCTGTTCTATGTCTTCTAGATCAACTTCGGCTAAGTTAGAAGCAGAGAAGGCTAATTTTTCGTCAACTAATAGTTTAGGATCAACCTTGATTCCATATGTTGATAGCTGGTATAAGGTCTTGGCGTCTAGTGTTAAATCCATATCGCCTATCAGTTTCCCGATAATCGGATTACAAGCAGCCACGATCAGATTTCCATGGACTCCTACTAGCGTAGGGTTCCATACCGTAGCAGATTCATAAGGCTTTAATTGATCTAAAATTGATTTGGTATTCTCGCAAAATTGTACAGTATCAAAATATTTATCCAGTTTGGTGACCGCAATTTTTAATGCTTCGGTGCTGAACGGAGCCCTATATAACCTATCCTCTTTATTCCAAACGAAGGTGTTGTTGGCTAAAGACGAGAATTCACTGATAAACTTTTTGTTGAACGGTACTCTGATAGTGATTTGATCCGCCATGATCGTTACTACCGCCCCTGTGTAGTCAGATGTGCTTTTCACTACCATCGTTTTCCAAGTAAGATCGTTGAGTGTTTCTGGAAACAAATCCAATTTAGTCAACTGTTTTGAATACTTACTCACTAGATTGTCAAACAGCGCAGCCTGATTGGAGGTGACTCGCTTGTTATTGTGAACCAACATTTGAAGATTGTGCATAAACTTTTGATCATACTGGCTCAGGTTTACCTTGCCTTGTAAAAAGAAATGCAAAAGGTGTTCTTTATGTTCCATCTTAGTAGTATATCATCTTAGATATTTATTTCAACTATAAAGGTAAAAAAAGGGGGCCGGAGCCCCCTAAAGGTTAGAGAAATGTAATTTACCGGCGACAGATCGTAGTCTCAGCAAGAACCTTCCAGTTCCTGGGAGAAATCTTGATTAGATCAGCGACCTTGATTGCAGTACGAATAGACAGTTCACGCAGTTTCTTATTATTGTCTGTCATGAAATCAAAGACTGCTTCAGCTTCGCCGTTCTCAAACCCGTACCCATTAAACAGACCACCTTCTGCGTCACGATGCACTTGCTTGATGCGAAGCATCTTGTCACGCTCAGAATCAATGGTCAGATCAAGGAAGTGTGAGCGAGACTCAAGTGCAGCAAGGTGATCCTGCAACTTCTTGGACCTGACATTCTCAAACTTCAAGTTCGTGATAAAAATCGCAGAACCATTAAAATCAAACGAGTTGGGAATGTTTTCTTCACGCAGCAAACGAGAGTCGGAGTTCCAACAAATGCGCCGGCGCTTTCCGCTATCAAGAGCCGCCTTAAGAATATTCAGCGAAAGTTCATCACCGAACACGCTGTCGCAGTCATCAAATACGAGGATGTTCTTTTTGTCACTGTACTTATAAAGTTGTGCATAGAGGCCAAGTGCAGACAGTGCACCCTTAACTACCGTATATCGGGGACGATTGCCGGCGATCTTGTCAAACATAGCAGCCTTCTCCAGCTGGACCTCTACTCCGAAGGACTTGCCCACGCCCGGAGGACCCGAAACGATCAGAGAACGAATGTCACCGGTGATACAAGCAGCAGCCATCTCGTCAAGGATCTTGAAGCGAGTAGCGATGCGATCCATGGCCTGCACATCAGTCTCAGCGGTCTTCGCCGGAGCAACAACTTCGTTCACGGGTTCGCCTTCAACAAATTCAATATCAGAAATGCTATTCACCTTGATCTTAATCTCGTCAATAGGGACGAAGAAGTTACCGTCATTCTTTACAGTCACGAAGCTACCCTTCTTGCTTGTCTGAAAGCCTTTGACTAGGGTAAACTGCCGATTGATGACAGGTTGATTGCGATACTCGCCAAACTTGATATTGATCGTAGTCATGTGATCTCTCTGTGTTGCTGTCTATGATTTAATATATCAAAACG